GCAACCATAGAGAAGATGATACGTGCTAAAGGCTACACTACAGAAGAAGTTTCGATAGTGGCGTTTGTACATGATGAAGTTCAAATTATAGTTAAGGAAGGCTTGGAGGATGACATAGGTGCGATCACTAAAGAAGCAATTAAAAAGACAGAACAACACTACAACTTCAAATGCCCTCTCGACTCAGAGTTCGATGTCGGCAGAAGTTGGGCAGAGACTCACTAGTTCGAGCCGTTTAGGAGATGTGGCAGAGCTGTATGCAATTACGTGGTTATGGGATGAAGGGTTTGAAGTGTTCTATAACGCTGGTTGCACAGGAGCTGTGGATGTTGTTGGTATTAAGGATGGTGAAGTGTACCTATTTGATGTCAAGATGGAAGGTAAGAACACCAACCTACCAAGCAGAACACCAACACAAAAGAAACTGGGGGTACAGTTTATTAAGTTTGATCCTGTTACTCGTAAACTTAAATTGGTCAAACACAGGGTATGAACATGGACGGAACAACACTTAATATGATCCTTGTATTTAGTTTTCTATTCGTAAGCGTGGCTCTTGGAGTCAAGTGGATTGGCGAGATAATTATACAGGTCGTAATAACAAGACATAACTTTCAACTGCAAGAAGAACTGTTTGAAGCATTTGAAGAAGAGGAGGATGAAGATGAAAGATAGAACATTATTAGTAGACGGTGACATCGTAGCGTACAAAGCTGCGGTAGTAGCGGAGACCCCTGTTGATTGGGGCGAAGGTTGCTGGACTCTTCATGCTTTTGAGCAAGATGTAATACAGAACATGACTACGTTTATGAACGAGATCATAGAACAGTCAGGATGTAACAAGGTCATTACGTGTTTGTCGGGAGATAAGCTCTACCGCAAAGAGGTAGCCCCTTACTACAAGGCTAACCGTAAAGGAACACGTAAACCTATGCTTCTAAATTTTGCTAAAAAATATCTAGGCGAAAAATTCAATGGCAAAGTTGAGGATAGGTTAGAGGCTGATGACCTTTTAGGAATACTAGGCAGTGCGGATAAGAACACAGTCATCTGGTCTATAGACAAAGACCTGTTAACTATCCCCGCTTACCATTTACTAGACGGTAAGGTCACTGAGGTTGATGAAGCAGAAGCAGACTACTGGTTCTTGTATCAAACTTTAGTGGGTGACTCGACAGACAACTACAAGGGTTGCCCCACTGTTGGAGCGAAGACAGCAGACAAGTTGCTACAAGAGAACGGTGCTACATGGCAAACAGTAGTAGATGCTTTTGCAGATAAAGGTTTAAGCGAAGAGGTAGCAATAGAGAACGCGCGGCTGGCACGTATACTACGTGACGGAGAATATAATTTTGAAACAAAGAAGGTAAAGTTATGGAAAAGGTAGACCCAATTAATAACCCACCGCACTACAATGCGGGTGAGATTGAAACGATAGATTACATTGTAGATGTGTTAGGCAAGTTTGATGCTATCTCATACTGCCAAGGTAACGTAATAAAATATACTGGTGCTCGGATGTGGAACAAAGGTAAGCCTATAGAGGATGCCAAGAAAGCAGTCTGGTACTTAAATAAAATGATTAAATTAATGGAAGAAACAGAAGGGGAGAATTGGGGATGAGTAACGATTTAGGCGGAGCAAGTTATGAACAAATTTCAGGGATGTTTGAAGGGTTTGATTGGTATCAAAGCAAGTGTGCTGCCACAGCTATCTTCCCGAAAGACTCAGCGTTAGTCTATCTAACAATGGGTCTAGCAAGTGAGGCTGGTGAAGTAGCGGGTAAGGTTAAGAAAAAGATTAGAGACGGAGAACCAGCTAACTTTAAAGATCAACTGGCATCAGAACTAGGAGATGTGTTCTGGTATCTAGCTATGCTGACAGATGAAGCAGGGCTGAACCTTAGTGACATAGCATTTAATAACTTAAACAAATTATACAAGCGTAAGATTAGCGACACGCTTAAAGGTTCAGGAGATAACCGATGAAAAAGGGTAAGTGTGAAAGATGTAAGGAAGTTGACGAACTCTTTGCTGTTGAAGAGGATTGGATGATTTGTCAACGATGTATTTGGCAACTCGCTGACGATGGTTTTTGGGACGAAGAAGTGGAAGAGGAAGTATAATGGATTCATATCAACAATACATACACAAATCACGTTACGCTAGATGGCGAGAAGAAGATAATAGAAGAGAGACTTGGAAAGAAACTGTACAGCGTTACATCGACTTCTGGTTAGAGCGTGGACAGATAGACGATAAACTTGCTAAGGAATTGTTTAGTGCAATACACAGGCAAGAGATTATGCCATCCATGCGTTGTCTTATGACAGCGGGTGACGCACTTAAGCGAGATAACATGGCAGGGTTTAACTGTAGTTACATAGCAGTTGATAACCCCAGAGTATTTGATGAGATATTATATGTATTAATGTGTGGCACAGGCGTAGGGTTCTCCGTAGAGAGACAGTCTGTTGCTAAACTACCAACCATAAGTGAGGACTTTTATGAAACAGAAACTACAATCCATGTTGCAGACAGTAAGATTGGTTGGGCTAAAGCTTTCCGTGAGTTGGTTAGTCTTTTGTATTCGGGTCAAGTGCCTACTTGGGATGTCTCTAAGTTACGGGCTAAAGGTGCACGGCTTAAGACGTTTGGTGGCAGATCGAGCGGGGCTGATCCTTTGGTTAGGCTGTTCGACTTTACTGTTGCTACTTTCAAGAACGCTGCTGGACGTAAGCTAACGAGTATTGAATGTCATGACATTGTTTGTAAGGTTGCTGAGATTGTTGTTGTTGGTGGTGTGCGTAGGTCTGCTCTCATCTCTCTATCTAACTTGTCTGATGATCGTATGCGTCATGCGAAGTCTGGGAATTGGTGGGAAACGCAAACACAAAGAGCCTTGGCAAACAACAGTGCCGTGTACGAAGAGAAGCCTGAGTATGAAACCTTTTTGGAAGAATGGTTAGCACTCTATAAGTCTAAGGCTGGAGAGCGTGGCATCTTCTCCCGAACTGCTGCAAAGAAACAAGCAGCGAGAAATGGACGTAGAGATATAGACCACGACTTTGGCACAAACCCTTGTAGTGAGATTGTCCTACGCTCGGCACAGGTGTGTAACTTGTCTGAGATTGTAGTACGTGCTGATGATACACAAGAATCACTAGAGCGTAAGACTCGACTAGCTGCGATACTGGGGACACTACAGTCAACACTAACTGACTTTAGGTATGTACGTTCTGTCTGGAAGAAGAACACAGAAGAAGAATGTTTGCTTGGTGTAAGTATGACAGGCATCATGGATCACAAGTTGTTATCAGGTAAGGGTAGCTTAGTTACACTAAAGGATACACTAGAGAAGCTGAAGAAGATTGCGGTACAAACCAACAAAGCGTTCGCGGCTGAGTTAGGTGTTAACCAATCAACAGCCATTACGTGTGTGAAGCCGTCAGGTACAGTGTCTCAATTAGTAGACAGTGCTAGTGGTATTCATGCAAGGTTCTCTCCTTATTATATAAGACGAGTACGAAGCGATGGTAAAGACCCTATCTCTGCCTTCCTAAAAGATGCGGGCGTGTCGTGGGAGAAGGATGTAATGAACACAGAGAACTACGTGTTTGACTTCCCTGTTAAAGCACCAAAGGGCGCAACCTGTGTGAATGAGCTTAATGTACAACAGCAGTTAGATTTGTGGGAGATATATCAGGAGCATTGGTGTGAACATAAACCTAGTGTTACTATATATTACTCTGATGATGAGTTCCTTGCGGCAGGGCAATGGCTATGGGAACGACTAGACAGTTGTTCAGGTATTAGCTTCCTACCACGTACTGACCATGTGTATGCTCAAGCTCCTTATGAAGCTATAGATAAGGACAAGTATATGGAACTGAAACGAGAGACCCCATCAGAGATTGATTGGGACAGGCTTGGAGACTATGAAAAAGAGGACACCACTACTGGAACTCAGGAGTTGGCTTGCTCGTCAGGTTCATGCGAAATATAGAAATTGGATAACGGTGTTGGAGGTAGTAACTTGCCTCCACATCATCGCTAACGTCTGGCTACACCTACCGTAACTGCTGGGCTGAAAGGTCATGCCCCATAGGAGAACAACAAATGAATAAAAAACCCTTTATAAGTATAGAATTAATTAAGTATCTTAAAGGTTTATTCCCAGATACTTTACCAAACCGAAGAGGTGTATCAGAAACTGATATAGCTTTTTTACAAGGACAACAAACCGTCATAAAACGTATGGAGTTTCTATACGAGGACGATCAACCAGAAGAGATTTAAATTATGTGTATGTCATCACCAAAAGCAGCAGCCCCAACGCCAACGGTAGCAGCACCACCGCCACCAGAAAAAGCCCCATCAGAATTAGAAGACGCAGTAGACAGTAACGCCACCGCCCTGAAAAAGAAAAAGAGAGGGGCTAGAGGTGTTCTTGGAAGAGGGTCTTCAGGTACACAGGTTGCAGGATCATCGGCAGGATCTGGTTTGAGTATAGGCAGTAAAAGTGTGTAGACCTGCCTCTATATCACCAAATACGAACACTACCCCTAAAAAGCCAAAACAAACTAAAATTAAATATTAATAGGAATTAACAATGCACGATTCATCTATAGCCAAGACGTATGAAAACATGGCATCAGATCGTGATTCGTTCTTATCAAGAGCACGTAATTGTGCTGAGTTAACTATACCGACACTAATGCCTCCTGAAGGACATACAGGAAGCACTCAGTATGTAACCCCTTACCAATCAGTCGGTGCTAGGGGTGTTAACAACCTAGCCTCTAAACTGCTAATGACACTGCTACCCCCTAACCAATCTTTCTTCCGATTAACTATCGATGATTTTGATCTTACGGAACTAGGTGGGGACGCACGAGGTAAAGCAGAGGAAGCACTTGCTCGTATAGAACGAAGCGCGACACAAGAAGTAGAATCAAAGGCGATACGTGTTCCTACTTTTGAAGCACTAAAACAGCTTATCGTTAGCGGTAACGTCTTAGTACACATGCCCCCAAAAAGTGGGATGAAAGTATTTCGCTTAGACCGTTATGTCATACAACGTGACACGATGGGTAACATCCTAAAAATTATAGTTAAAGAATCTATAGCGTATGATGCGTTACCTAAAGAAGTCTTAGAGGCTTTGATGGAGAACCCTGAGTACCAAGTAGATACTAATAAGAAAGAATGTGACATCTACACTTGCGTTAAGCGTGTGGGTAAGAAGTTTGAAGTACACCAAGAAGTGCATGATATTATTATCCCTAGCACTAAAGGTGCGTACACTGAAGACAAGCTTCCTTGGATGGCGTTACGTTTCATTGCGGTGGACGGTAACAACTACGGACGTTCTTTCTGTGAAGAAATTGTAGGTGATTTAAAATCTCTAGAAGCATTAACCAAAGCTATTGTCGAAGGTAGTGCTGCCAGCTCTAAACTATTATTCTTAGTACGACCAAATGGTACGACTAAAATGAGAAGTATTGCTGATGCACCCAACGGTGGTATTATTTCTGGTGATGCTAATGATGTAACTACTTTACAAGCTAACAAGTTTAATGACTTTAGAGTAGCACAAGAAACAATGCAGAAGATTACAGAACGCTTATCCTTTGCTTTCTTACTTAACAGCTCTGTTCAACGACAAGCTGAGAGAGTAACAGCAGAAGAAGTGCGGTACATGGCGCAGGAGCTAGAGACAGCTCTTGGCGGTATCTACTCTGTACTATCACAAGAGTTTCAAGTTCCCTTAGTCAACCTCCTTTTAGGTAAGATGCAGAAGGAAGGTAAGATGCCTAAGTTCCCTAAAGACACACTCAAGCCACAGATCGTTACAGGTCTAGAAGCTCTTGGTCGTGGACAGGACTTAAACAAACTAAGCCAGTTCTTACAAATGTTACAACCGCTTGGACAAGAAGTTATTCAAAGCGAGTTAAACATTGGTGACTACTTAGACCGTCTCGGTGCATCCCTTGGTATTGATACACAGGGTCTTGTTAAATCTGATGAGCAGAAGCAACAGGAAGCTCAACAACAACAAGAGATGATGCAGCAACAACAGATGATGCAAATGGCAGAGAAAGGCGTAAGCCCTGCTATCAAAGGTGTGTCTGATCAGATGCAACAACAGGCGATGAATGAGGAGGAGTAGATGAGCGAACTTATGGATGCAACAATAAGTTATTTAGATGCTAATCCTCCCGCTCAGGTTCAGGCTGTTGATAGACATCCCGACAAAGCTTTGAGCTTCTACAAGAACATTGGCGTTCACGCTGAAAGTGATCACGGTGCTTTACCTATTAGGACACATGATAAAAGAGAAGCACATCTACCTGAAGAACAACGAACCTTTGACGTAGGGTATGGACATAAACTAACAGAGACTGAGCTTAAGTCTGGTACAATTTATGGAATACCTTTTGAAAGGGGTTTAACGTCTGAGGATAAGACCACTATACTTAACAAGGACATGGCTAATAATATAAAAATAGCTAGGGATGGGTCTTGGGATAAAAAGCTAAAAGAAAAGGGAGGCAGTTGGGATAAGATAGATCAAGGATTCCAACTAGTTCTTACTTCTCTGGCTTACAATGTTGGTGGCACAAAAGCAGCTGATGAATGGGATAGCGTTTTGGACGCAGCTCTTAATGGAGATGTTAAACAGTTCGCTAAACAAGCCAGAAGGCAGGACAATAAAAAGAACACTGCGGGTATGGACAACAGGGTTCTTAAAGAAATGTATTTTGCAGGGCTTATTAAAAAAGCCTCTGAAGTAAAAGATGTCTTACCACTAGGTAGCGCAAAAGAAGCGGGCATTCCACAATAAACCAAAAGAGACTATTATGACAGACAACATAAATACACATGAAGAACAAGGCGAATCACAAGAGCACGTAGATGCTATGATTGCCAAAGGTGAGCAGTTAGAGGCGAACAACGATCCTAATAAAGAGGAACGTCCTGACTGGTTGCCAGAAAAATTTAAGACTCCTGAAGATATGGCAAGTGCCTATTCAAATTTGGAGAAAAAAATGGGAGAAGGGCAAACTGCAAATGATGCAGAAGAGCCTGAAGTTGCTCCCGAAGAAACAACAGAAGAACAACCTTCTGGTAGTGAGGTGCAACAAGCAGTAGAGAAAGCTGGTGTTGATTTTACTTCACTACAAGAAGAGTATAATCAAGGTGGATTATCAGAGGATGCTTACACTAAGTTAGCTGATGCTGGTTTCCCCCAGAATTTGGTAGACAGTTGGATAGCAGGACAAGAGTCTCTAAACAACGATTACCAAAGCTCCGTCCACAACATAGTTGGAGGAGAAGAGTCTTATGGCGAGATGACAACATGGGCAAGCGAAAACCTCAGTCAACCTGAGATTGCCGCCTATGATCGAGCAGTAGACTCAGGAGATATTGATATGGTTAAGCTGGCTGTAGAAGGATTACGTTCAAAGTATCAAGCTGCCGAAGGGACTGACCCAGCATTATTGTCTGGACAATCTGCGCCCTCTTCAGGCGGTACTTATGGCTCTTGGTCAGAAGTGACTCAAGCTATGAGAGACCCTCGATACAGGAGTGATCCAGCATACCGTCAGTCTGTTACGGCTAAGTTAGGTCGTAGCAACGTACAATAGTCTCTTTATGCCCTCTTCGGAGGGCTTTTTTAAAAGTAACGGAACACAAGATTAATTACCTTTGACCCCTGCGGGGACAATCTAAGCGGAAAGATTAAGTGCTAAGTGACTAAACATTAAACATTCATTTAAACATTTAACAAAAGGTAAATTATTATGGCATGGAACTCAGGAAGTGATACAGGAAGTGTATCCCGATTAGGTTCGATTAACAACGACATTACTGCTGCCGCAAACAAATCAAGCAGAGAACTCTTTCTCAAGCAGTTTGCTGGTGAAGTATTAACATCATTTGAAGAGCGCAACATTGCAATGCCTCTACACAGAGTACGAACTATCTCAAACGGTAAGTCTGCTCAATTCCCTAGCATTGGTACTGCATCAGCAGCCTACCACAAAGCTGGTGACACCATTTATGGTGGAGAAGTAGACGCAAGCGAAATCACTGTAACAGTAGATGACTTGCTCGTAAGCTCAACCTTCGTACCTAAAATTGACGAAGCGATGAACCACTACGATGTACGTTCTATCTACTCATCAGAGATGGGTAATGCTCTAGCTAACGCTGCTGACCGAAACATCTTCTCTACA